CATAGTGATTATTAAAGGCGATCGAATGCAATTAAATCATAGGTTAGGTGATTGGGAATGAAAAAGAAAACGAACATTAAAGGATCCAAAGGAATGTATTTGTTCGGGCCTGCTGAACAAAAGGGCGGCAAGGACCTCACACCGGCTATCCGGGTGCTTGAGGAAAAGATCAGACAAATGGAGCTGATGCGAAGTGCTTAAAGCGGTGATCCTGCTGCCGGCCATCATACTCACGGCGCCAGCAAAAGAAAAGCAGATTCAGCAATGGGAAGAAAATGACGGGAGGTAAGGAGAATGAGGGAAATCAAGTTTCGCGCTTGGTATGGAGAAAATATTGGTATGTTAACACCGCAATTCAATGGTGATATAAATGAAATTTTTGCCGAGAAGAATGGCATTTATATGCAATACACCGGATTTAAGGACAAGAACGGCCGGGAGATTTATGAAGGAGATATTTTAGAAAAAACTTCTGAGTTATACACCAATTTTGGGAAAACGCCTACAGGAAAGTTCCACACTTCGTACATTAAAGTGATTTGGATTGACGATGGTTGGGGATACGAAGTCATTGAGAATAATGGTAAAGGCCCAATGATTGGGTATAAATCGCAAGGAATAAATATAGTTTCAAAATTCTCGTTAGTGTGTGGAAACGTTTATGAAGATCCTGAGCTGTTGGAGGCATCACATGCCAGTGAATAAGTACGGCGCCAGAAAAACACAGGTGGACGGCATCACGTTCGATAGCCGGGCCGAAGCCAAATACTATGAGCAGCTGAAATGGCTCAAGGTGAGCAAGCAGATCAAAGATTTTAAGCTGCAGCCACGATTCCTGCTGCAAGAGTCATTCAAAAAGAACGGCAAAACTTTTCGGAAGATTGAATATATTGCAGATTTTGAGGTTCATAATTTGGACGGCAGCATCGAGATCATTGACATCAAGGGCGTGGAAACAAAGGAATTTGCCATCAAACGCAAGCTGTATGAGCGGCTTTACGATACGCCACTCAAGGTGCTGGCTCTGGATAAGTCACTCGGCTTCATCGAGCTGAAAAAACTCAAAAGAAAGGCGGGAAAGTCCACTGCTAAACGTGGTAATCGCAGACGATCGGCCGTTGTGGGTTCAGGAAGAAGATAAGCTCATGGCCTGTATGACACGTTGCTCTCAGTTTAAGGCATGCGCCAGCCGAATGGGTTCTGATTGCAAGAAGCTCGGCGGCACGGAAATTCCGAAAATCAATGGAGGAGGCAGATACCATGGAACAGCAAAGCATCAATCCTTACCTGCCAGGACCGGTTGAAGAATGGAAGATGACGCCGGAACAGCTGGCCGAATACGTGAAAAAACACCCGATCGTTTACCGGGAGGATCTGAAACCGTCTCCGGCATTCACGATGGCCGGATGGAAACCGGATCACTATTAAACACAAAAAAGCACCGAAGCGCTAGGCCCCAATGCTCTGATATGAACTGGTACTTCTATCATAGCACATGCACAGGGGGCGCGCTAGGTGAACAAACCACAAGAAATTAATTTGAACAAAGATACAACAATCCAACAGGCAATTGAGCCGGGCAAAATACAGATCATCGTTTTAGACGGGAGCCAGGGCACCGCACATGTCTTGGAAGCCCCGGAACATGGCAAAACAATCATTCAAACGGCAAAGGGCAGCTTTGCTCGAGTCGATCACGAAATAGGTTTCAAAATCAAATAGCAGGGGCTTTCCCCTGCGGGGGAGGAACGGCATGGATAAATTACAGGAAGTTAAAAAATTTGATATTACCATCTTCACGAGTTGGTTAAAGAAATACGCCGAATGCGGAGAAGGTTTAGAAAAAGCTTGGCACTTTCTGATTGAACAAGCTGAACTGGCTGAAAAGCGTCAGGAAATCATCGAGGAAAACAAGCGTCAGCAGGAAGTAACGGTTCATCAATTCCGGCAGGCTCAGAAAGAAATTCAGCGGATCACTAAAGAGAGTGACGATTTCAAACAAGCATTAGAAAAAATCGCTGCTCTCAAGCCTTCGACTAACAATGATATCAACGCTTGCAACTTTCAATTTGCAATTACTACAGCCAATTTGGCATTGGAAGGTGCTGCGGAATGATCCCTTTACAAGTTGAGCTTCAGCGGGCAGTCAAAGCCACGAAGGACGAAGCGATGACAGTTGAGCAGGCGGCGGAATATTTGAAAGTGCATCCGGATTACATACCGGTGCTCGTGGCAAAGTCTGACGATCTGAAAATGATCGGTGAGGAAACTATCATTGCAAAACGTGATAAGACGAATGGATGGCTTATTGGGGCGATGGTTTTGGTTTTATTCTTTGCAATTGCAGTCGGCTGGGAATAG